GTTGTTGAGAAGTATTTGCAAGGTGAAGACCCAACACAAATTTCAAAAGCTTTGACTCTTCCTCGTACAAAAGTTGTTGCACATCTCGATCAGTGGAAGATGATGGCTTCCGATAATGCCGCTATCCGTGCTCGTGCAAAGGAAGCTCTAGTTGCAGCAGATACCCACTACAATAAACTAATTAATAAAGCATATGAAGTAATTGACGAAGCCACCACTGTTGGTAATCTTGGTGCAAAAAACGCAGGTATTAAATTGGTACTTGACATTGAATCTAAGCGTATCGATATGCTACAGAAAGCTGGTCTACTTGAAAACAAAGAACTAGCAGAAGAAATGCTAGAGATCGAACGCAAGCAGGATGTATTAAAGAATATCCTTAAAGACATTGCTGCAGAGCATCCAGAAGTACGTGATAAGATTATGCGTAGACTATCTGATATTTCACGAGCAGGAGAAGTGATTACAGTTGTCCACGATGTTTGATGATTTTATAGAGGCTCTACAAGATGAAAACTTTGACGAGATCCCAGTTGATGCTCGTACCTTCGTTGAAGGTGAGGCGTATCTTGGTCAGCCCCCACTATCAGACGTTCAGTATGACATTGTAGAGGCTATGAGCCAGATCTACCGTCAGGAAGACCTAGAGAATATCATGGGTCGTGAAGAGGGTGCTAGATACTACAAGAAGTACACAAAGAATGAAATCATTCTTCAACTTGGCAAGGGTAGTGGTAAGGACTTCACATCTACCGTAGCATGTTCTTACATTGTATATAAACTACTATGCCTTAAAGATCCAGCTCGTTACTTTGGTAAGCCAGCTGGTGATGCTATTGATATTATTAACGTGGCTATCAACGCACAACAGGCTAAGAACGTCTTCTTCAAGGGCTTCAAGACTAAGATCGAACGCTCACCTTGGTTTGCTGGAAAGTTCTACTCAAAGGCTGAGAGTATTGAGTTTGATAAGTCTATTACTGTTTACTCTGGTCACTCCGAACGTGAAAGCCACGAAGGTCTAAACCTTATCCTTGCCGTACTTGACGAGATCTCTGGTTTCGCACAGGAGATTGGAACTGGTAATGATCAGGGTAAGACTGCTGATAATATCTACAAAGCCTTCCGTGCTTCAGTAGACTCTCGTTTCCCTGATCTTGGCAAGGTAGCCCTTCTTTCATTCCCTCGTTATCCTGGAGACTTCATCTCTGCTCGTTACGATGCTGTAATTGCCGAGAAAGAAATTGTTCATAAGACTCACAAGTTTATTTTAAATCCAGATTTGCCAGATAACGCAGAGGGCAACTCACTAGAAATTGAGTGGGAAGAGGATACAATTCTTAACTATAAGTATCCTGGAGTGTTTGCACTTAAACGACCAACATGGGTAGTAAACCCAACCAGACAAATTGACGATTTTAAACTTGCATTCTTCACAGATATTGGAGATGCCATGCAACGTTTTGCCTGTGTTCCTACATTTGCATCAGATGCTTTCTTCAAGGATCGTGACAAGGTTCGTGCCTGTATGACTATTCGTAACCCCATTGATAGCGATAAACGATTTGACGAGACATTCGTGCCTGATCCAGACAAGAAATACTTTGTCCATGCTGACCTTGCACAGAAGCATGACAAGTGTGCCGTTGCAATTGCCCACGTAGAAAAGTGGGTATCTATTCAGGTAGTGAAAGACTATGCACAAGTAATGCCAGTCGTAGTAGTAGATGCAGTTGTATACTGGGAACCTCGTGTAGAAGGTCCTGTAAACCTTTCAGATGTTAAGCAGTGGATTCAGAACTTACGCAGATTAGGATTTGATCTAGGAATGGTCTCCTTTGACCGTTGGCAATCATTTGATATTCAGAATGAACTCAAGCAAGTTGGTATTAGAACTGAAACTGTATCTGTTGCTAAGAAGCACTATGAAGACATGGCAATGCTTATTTATGAAGAGCGACTTGCTATGCCAGCAATTGAACTTCTATTTGAAGAGCTTACAGAGCTTAAGATTATGAAGCAGAATAAGGTAGACCACCCTCGCAAGCTCTCTAAGGACCTTGCAGATGCTGTATGTGGTGCTGTCTTCGGTGCTATCTCTCACACACCAAAAGATACCAATCAGGTTGTAGAGATTCACACAATGGGAGATCGAAAGCAGAAGCGACTTGACAACCTACCTGACGATGTGATAAAATTTGATAACAAGCCACAAGAGCTTTATAGACATCAATTAGAAGATTACCCAATGCCATACAATGGCGATTTTAGATTAGTATAGGAGAAAAGTGGACATTGTTTATTTCTCCAACTATTCTGGTAATACTCACAGGTTTGTTCAGAAACTAAATGTAAATTCTATAAGAATTCCCATTAGTCAAGAGGACAACGATCCAATTTTGATTAAAACGCCATATATACTTATAGTTCCAACATATGGTGGTGGGAGCGAAAAATCTGCTATTCCACGGCAGGTCAGAGCATTCCTGAATATTTCTGGAAACAGGGAAAAACTTATTGGTGTTATCGGTACTGGTAACACAAACTTTGGAGAACACTATTGCAAGGCTGTAGAACTAATTGCAGCCAAAACAGGTGTCCCAATTATAGGCAGGGTAGAGATATTCGGCACAGATGAAGACGTAAAACAAATAACAGAAAGGCTGGCGATGCTAGATGACAAACAACTATAGTTACCATGAACTAAATGCAATGCTGAATCTCTACGACGAGAATGGTAAGATTCAGTTTGATAAGGACAAGGAGGCTGCCAGAGCATACTTTCTAGATCACGTTAATCAGAATACAGTTTTCTTCCACAGCCTTGAAGAAAAGCTTGACTACCTTGTAGAAAATGATTATTATGAAAAGGAATTGCTTGACCTATATGGATTTGATTTTATTAAATCTTTATTTAAGCAAGCATATGCATATAAATTTCGATTCCCCACATTCCTTGGGGCATATAAATTTTACACATCATACGCACTCAAAACATTTGATGGTTCACGCTATCTAGAGCGTTTTGAAGATCGTGTATGCATGAACGCACTGATGCTTGCAAAGGGAGATAAGAAGCTTGCCCAGTCTCTCGTAGACGAAATCATCAGTGGTCGTTTCCAGCCAGCTACACCAACCTTTCTCAATGCTGGCAAGAAGCAGCGTGGTGAGTTTGTTTCTTGCTTCCTACTCCGTATTGAGGACAACATGGAGTCAATTGCTCGTGCGATTAATTCTTCCCTCCAGCTTTCAAAGCGTGGTGGTGGTGTAGCCCTTAACCTCACAAACCTTCGTGAAACAGGAGCACCTATCAAGAAGATTGAGAATCAGTCTTCTGGTGTGCTTCCAGTTATGAAGTTGTTAGAAGACTCGTTTTCTTACGCTAACCAGCTAGGTGCTCGTCAGGGTGCTGGTGCAGTATATCTCAATGCTCACCACCCAGACATTATGCAATTCCTAGATACCAAGCGTGAGAACGCAGACGAGAAGATGCGAATCAAGACACTATCTATTGGTGTTGTAATTCCAAACATCACACTTGAATTGGCTAGAGAGAATTCGGATATGTATCTCTTCTCACCATACGATATTGAGCGTATCTATGGCGTACCAATGAGTGACATTTCGATCACTGAAAAGTATGAAGAAATGGTTGACAATCCTGAGATTCGAAAAAGCAAGATTAAGGCTCGTGTTCTATTCGAACGAATTGCTGAACTTCAGTTTGAGTCAGGGTATCCATACATTGTTTATGAAGACACAGTAAATGAAGCGAACCCAATTGATGGTCGTATCAATATGTCTAACCTTTGCTCTGAGATTCTTCAGGTTAATACACCAACAACATACAACGCAGACCTGAGTTATGACCAGATAGGTAAGGATATTTCTTGTAATCTTGGTTCGCTAAACATTGCATCGGTAATGGATGGCAAAGACTTCGGACACACCATTGAAACAGCAGTACGTGCTCTTACAGCTGTAGCAGACATGTCCTACATTGAATCTGTTATGTCAATCGCAGAAGGTAATAAGAAGTCTCGTGCTATTGGTCTTGGTCAGATGAACCTTCACGGCTATCTTGGTCGTGAGAAGATCCACTATGGTTCTGAAGAGGGTATTGACTTTACTAACATTTACTTCTATACTGTTCTATACCACTCTCTCCGTGCTTCTAACAAGTTGGCTAGGGAGACTGGTAGCCCATTCGATGGATTTGAGCGTAGCAAGTATGCGACAGGAGAATTCTTCGATAAGTACATTAACCAGGAATGGAAGCCAGCCACAAAGAGGATTGCCAAGTTATTTGCTGATGCAAAGATTGATATCCCAACACAGCATGACTGGGCAGATCTTGCAAAGTCTGTAAAGAAGCACGGTATTTACAATCAGAACCTTCAGGCTGTTCCACCAACTGGTTCAATTAGTTACATCAATAATTCAACAAGTTCTATTCACCCAATTGCATCACAGATTGAAATCCGCAAGGAAGGAAAGCTTGGTCGTGTCTACTACCCTGCACCATTTCTTACCAATGACAATCGTGAGTACTTTGCTGATGCATATGAGATTGGACCAGAAGCAATTATTGACACCTATGCTGCTGCAACACAGCACGTAGACCAGGGACTATCCCTTACCTTATTCTTCAAAGACACAGCCACCACTCGTGATGTGAACAAGGCACAAATCTATGCCTGGAGAAAGGGTATCAAGACTATTTATTACATCCGTATTCGTCAGCTCGCACTTGAGGGAACTGATATGACGGAATGTGTAAGTTGTATGCTATAAGGAGGAAAGATGATTACTAGACCAATCAACTGGAATAAAATTGAAGACCCAATCGACCTTGAGGTTTGGAACCGTCTAACTGCCAACTTTTGGCTACCTGAAAAAGTTCCTCTCTCAAATGATGTTCAGTCTTGGAC